CCACGCAAGAACGCATCGAACCCATCCGAAGGACCATCCATGCCGCGAACCGCACTTCGGCCTGTGTGGCCAGCCCTGCTGTTGCTGCTGGCCTTGATCGGCTGCGCGCCAGCCAGCAGCCCAGCCCCCGGCCTGACGCTGGCGCCAAGCCTGCTGGCCTGCCGCGATGAACCGCCCGTGCCCGCCATGACATCCGATGCCGATCTGATGGGTTTTCTGCTGGACGTGATCGAAGCTGGTGAGGATTGCCGCACGCGCCTGGCCCGCGTGCGTGAGATTTTCGAAGCGAGGAATAAGTGATGCCTGATGCCGTGGATTACGCCCAGGAATTGGAAGAACGCCACCGCGCCCAGGCACTGGCGCGTATCCGCGCGCGGCTACCCGCCCAGGCACCAAAGCCACCGCAACCCGTGAAGGAAGCGGAGGATGACGCGTGATGGTAAGCTTGGAATGGCGCGACATGGCCGCCATTGTCACCACCGCCGCGATTGTCGGCGGTATTGTTTTGGCATTTCTGCGCTTCAAGCTGGCGGGGGATTTCGCCGCGCGTGGCGATCTGGCGAAGGTGGCGCAGCGGGTTGATGAGGTGGAAGAACGCCTCACGAAAATGCCGTCTCATAATGATCTAAGCGCGCTACAGCACCGGGTGAATGATCTGGATCGCGCGGTCGCGGTCGTCGCGGAACGCGTCGGCGGGGTGCAGCAAATCCTCACGCGGGTGGAACACCAGACCGGCCTGCTTGTGCATCACCAGCTGAGGAAGGGCGTGCCTGATGCCTGATTTCGCCGCGCTGCTGGCCGAAGACCGGCGCCTGATCATCCTGCGCGCCTTGGCGGAAGATCATGACTACGCGCTGAATGACAGTGTGCTGAAGCGCGCCCTGGCGTCGCTCGGCCATGAAGTGTCGCGCGATATGCTGCGCGCTGATCTGACCTGGCTGAAGGATCACCGCCTGGTGACGCTGCGCGAATTGGATGATGGCGTGATCTGGGTGGCGCGCGCCACGGAAGATGGCGTTGATGTCGCGCGCGGCAGGCCGCACCCGGGCGTCGCGCGCCCACTGCCGGGGCATTGAGAAATGGTGCGGCCTTCCACCATCGCGCGCCTGCCGGGCGAAATCCGCGAAGCCATCGGGCGGCTGCGCGACCAGGGCCGCACGCTGGATGAAATTCTGACGCATCTGCAAGGCATGGAAGTGACCGTCAGCCGTAGCGCGCTGGGCCGCCATGTGCAGCAGATGGACAAGGTTGGCGAAAGGCTGCGCCGATCCCGCGCGATATCCGAAGCGCTGGTGCGGCAATTGGGCGATGCGCCGGAAAGCCAGACCGCGCGGCTGAATATCGAGATGATGCATTCCTTCTTGTTCGACTTCCTGGCATCCGCCGAAGAAGGCGCGGAAGAAGGCAGCGAAGCCGCGCTGGCGCATGTGCGCGATCCGAAATCCGTGGCGCTGATGGCCGAGGCCGTGCAGCGCCTGACCACGGCCAGCCGGCAGAATGTGGAATTTGTGGCGCGCGTGGAAGATCGCGCGGCGGCGAAGGCCAAGGCTGGCGCTGCCCGCGCCGCTGAGGCCGTGGCGCGCGAGAAAGGGCTGAGCGCCGATACGGTACGAGCGATCAAGGCCAGCATCCTGGGGGTGGCGGCATGAACCGCGACATGGGCATTCAGGTGACATCTGACGGTGCGCTGGTGCGCCTGCTGGTGGTGGCGGGTAATCCACCCGAACCTGCCGCGACGGTTTTCCTGACGCCCATCCAGGCGCGCGAATTGGCGCGGATGGTCCGCAACGCCGCTGACTTCACCGCGGCCATGGAACCAGCACAAGGCAGCGTGTGATGGCCGCGCCGAACTCGACGCCTTCGAGTAGCCCCGACATTGATGGCGTGCTGCTGCCATACCAGCGCGACCTGGTGCGCGCGGTCGCCCAGCATGATGTCACGGTCTATGAAAAATCTCGCCGCATCGGCGCGACCTGGGGGGTGGGTGCGCCGGCCGTGCTGATGGCAGGTGCCGCGCGTGATCAGCGCGGGATGGACGTGCTTTACATCGGCTACAATTTGGACATGGCGCGCGAATTCATTGATGTCTGCGCCATGTGGGCGCGCAGCTTTGGCCTGGCCGCCGGTGAGATCGGCGAATTCCTGTTCAGCGACCAGGAAGATAAGGGCATGGAACGGCACATCGCTGCCTTCCGGATCAAGTTTGCATCGGGCTTTGAAATCCAGGCGCTTTCATCGCGGCCCCGGTCTTTGCGTGGCCGGCAGGGTTTTGTGATCATCGACGAAGCTGCCTTCCATGATGATCTTCTGGCGCTTCTAAAGGCCGCTTTGGCGTTTCTTATCTGGGGCGGGCGCGTCCTGGTGGTGTCCACGCATGACGGTGCGGAGAACCCCTTCGCGGAACTGATCAATGATATCCGCGCCAAGCGAAAACCTTACCACCTGCTGCGCACCACCTTTGATGAAGCCTGCGACCAGGGGCTTTACCGCCGCGTGGCCTTGAAGCTGGGCGTGCCATGGACCGCCGAAGGCGAAGCTGCCTGGAAGGCAAAAATCCGCGACTTCTATGGCGATGTCGCAAGCGAGGAATTGGATGTGGTGCCGCGCGCCGGTTCCGGCCGATATCTGCCGCTGCACCTGATTGAAGCGCGCGCCAGCCGCGATATCCCCGTGCTGCGCTACACCTGCGCCGATGAATTCGTGCATCAGCCGGATCACATCCGCACCAAGGAAACGCTGCGCTGGTGTGAAGACAATATCCGCCCGCTGCTGGACCGGCTGGACCCGCTGCTGCGCAGCCTGACCGGGATGGACTTTGGCCGCGTGGCCGATCTTTCCGTGATCTGGCCCATCCAGATCATGCCGAACCTGATGCGCGCAACGCCCTTCACCCTTGAACTTCGCAACGTGCCCTTCGAACAGCAACGCGAAATCCTGTTCTATCTGGCGGATCGCCAGCCCCGGCTTTCCGGCCTGGTGCTGGACCGCACCGGCAATGGCGCCTGGCTGGCGGAACGCACCATGCAGCGCTACGGCGCGCATCGCGTGGAAGGCATTCATCTGACCGAAGGCTGGTACCGCGACCACATGCCGAAATTGAAAGCGGCCTTCCAGGATGCCAGCTTTGAAATCCCCGCCGATGCGCAGGTGGTGGAAGATTTCCGCGCCATTGAATTGGTGAATGGCGTGGCGCGCGTGCGGCAGCGCCAGGTCACCGCGAAAGGCGAAGACCGCGATCCGAAGGCTGGCCAGCGCCATGGTGACGCGGCGATTGCCGCCGCGCTGGTGATCTACGCCGCCAGCCGTGACTGGGGCAGCCTGACCAATTTCCCAATCCCGCGCAGCGACATCATGGCCCTGCCTGATGATGGCAGCATTCTGGGCATGTCGCCGCATGGCGCAGTCGCAACCTATCTTGGCTGAGGATATCACATGAGCGGCACCCGCCTGCCCGAGGAATTGAGGAACGAGGTCGCGACCTTCGAACGTGACATCACCGCCAATTACTACGCCTTCACCATGGCCACGCGGGACGACATCATCCTGACGCGCGGCGCTGCCAAGGGCCTTGGCATCTATCAAGACCTGGCGCGGGATGGCCATGCGGGCGCGGTGCTGCGCAAGCGCCGCAATGCCGTGGTGGCGCGCGAATATCAGGTGGAACCAGGTGGCGAAGCGCCGGCTGATTTGCTGGCGGCGGAACTGGTGAAAGCCGCACTGAAGCGGATCCGCTTCGACCGTGCCTGCCGTGGCCTGCTGACGGCGGTGCTGACCGGAATCTCGGTCGCGGAAATCATGTGGGAAGCGGCAGAGATTGAGGTGGATGGCACGCGCCGAACCTGGATTGTGCCCGCCGATATCCGCGTGCGGAACCCGCGCCGCTTCGCCTTTGACCGTGATGGCAAGCTGCGGCTGCTGACGCGCGAAAACCGCACCCAGGGCATCCCGGTACCGGACCGCAAATTCATCCTGGTGCGGTACTGGGCCGAAGAAAATGAAGACGCCTATGGGCGTGGGTTGGGCTATGATTTGTTCTGGCCGGTGTTTTTCAAGCGGAACGGCGTGGCCCTTTGGAATGCGCTGATCGAAAAGCATGGCCAGCCCTTCGTCTATGCTGAATACCCGCAGGGCACATCGGATGGCGATGTGGACCGCCTGGTCACCATGATCCAGGGCATCGCGCGCGGCGCCGGCGTGGCGGTGCCATCCGGCACGCTGATCAAGATGCTGGAGGTCAGCAAAACCGGCACGGCGGATATGCACAAGGAATTGGTGCAGGCGATGAATGCCGAGATTTCCAAGATTGTGCTGGGCGAAACGCTGACGACCGAGATGGGCCAGAATGGCGCGCGCGCCGCATCCGAAACCCATAATGATGTCCGCACTGAATTGGCCGATGCGGATGCGGATATGCTGTCCGAAGAACTGAATGAGAGCCTGCTCAGGTGGATGGTCGAACTCAATCTGCCCGGCGCGGCGCAGCCGATGGTCTGGCGCAAGGCGCCGGAAGAACCTGACCTGCTGGCTGATGCGGCGCTGGATGAAAAGCTGTTCAAGGTGGGCTATGAGCCGACCGAGGAATTGGTCCTGGAACGCTACGGGCCCGGCTATCGGCGCATCGCGGGCGCCCAGCCCGCCACGCTGCCACCACCGCCTGCCTTCGCGGAAGGCGTGGACCCCGCCACCATTCCGGAAGCGCTGGCGGATCAGCTTGCGCGCCGCGGCGCGCCTGCCCAGGCCGCGATGCTGGCCGCCATCCGGGCCGAGGTTTCGGCGGCGGTGGATTTCGCCGATCTGGAAATGCGCCTGCTGCGCTTGTCCGCCGCCATGCCGGTGGGCCGCCTGGTGGAAGAACTGACGCCTGCCTTGATTGTGGGCCACCTGGCCGGGCGCAGCGATGCGCAGGATGAAGCCACGCCCGCGACATGAGCGGCAGTATTGATGCGCTGAACCTGCCGCCGGAAGAAGCCATCCGCTTCTTCAGGGCGAAGGTGAATACGCCGACGCGCGCCTGGGATGATCTGCGCCACGGCGCCCATGCGCGCGCCTGGTCCGTTGCCGGTGTGCAGGCGGATGACATGCTGGCCGATATCCGCCGCGCCATGGATAAGGCGATTGCGCAGGGCACGACGCTGGATGAATTCCGCGCCGATATCGCCCCGCTGCTGGGCGAGCTTGGCTGGGCGGATCGCGGGCCTGGCTATGTCGGCTGGCGCACGCGCACGGTTTACGAGACCAACATGCGCACCGCCTATGCCGCTGGCCGCTACGCGCAGATGACCGACCCGGATGTGCTGGCGGCGCGGCCTTTCTGGCGCTATCGCCACAGCGGCAAGCGCGATGCGCGCAAACAGCACAAGGCCTGGGATGGCCTGGTGCTGCGCGCGGATGATCCGTTCTGGCAAAGCCACTACCCGCCGAATGGCTGGGGCTGCGGCTGCTACGTGCAAAGCCTTGGCCCGCGCGACCTGGCGCGCGCTGGCAAGACAGGCCCGGATGAAGCACCGCCTGCGGGGACCAGGCCATATCGTGATCCGACCACCGGAGAGATTTCCGCTTTGCCTGCCGGCATTGATCCGGGGTGGGACTATAACGTCGGCGCAAGCTGGACGCAGGGCGTGGTGCCGCAACCGCTTGCCGAACCACTTCAGCCTTATCGTGGTGGTGGCCTGCGGCCTTCCGGCCAGCGCCCGAATGATCTGCCCGCCATGCCGCCCGCGCGGCCTTCCAGCGCCACGCCAGCGCCAGCAGGCGCTGATGCGAATGCGGCGATTGACGCCTTCCTGGGTGAGTTTGGCGCGACCCGAGACCGCCCTGCCGTGTTCCGAGATGTGTCTGGCACCCGCGTGGTGATCAGCCGCGATCTGTTCCTGAATGCGGATGGCGAAGTCGTGCGGAATGCGCGGCGCTTGCAGCAGCTGGCGCAGCTGGCCGAAGCGCTCAAAGACCCGGATGAGATTTGGGTGGATTGGGCTGAGACGCCCGATGGCAATCTGCGCCTGCGCCGGCGCTATCTGCGCCGCTTTGCTGGCACGGCGGCGGGCCTGGCCGTGCTGGAATGGACAAGCGCTGGCTGGTTCGGTGCCGCGCTGCTGGCGGCGCGCGCCACGGCCTATC